GATACATCTGATACCACGATTGCATTGTTGCCGTGTGAGAGGTTCTTTTCTATTTGATAGTCTCTGGTGTTTATTCTGTCTTGGTTACTTATGTTCTGCTCTATGAGGTTTGTGAAGTCGTGTGGACTTTCTTGTAATGAAAATACTGATAGGAAGGTGTAAGGCATCTTTGGTAATGCAAAGTGGTTTGGTTTGTCCTTCCCATAGTTGAAGAATTCGTTCTTGTGTTTGTCTAGGATGTGGTTCTTGTAGGTTGTGAAGCAGTATTTGTCATTCCACCACTCTGTTCTATTGACGAGTGTTCCCATTCCTATATCTTGCTCTAAGGCTTCCTTAGCGTCTGGATAGAGGTCTATAAGCTCCTGAGCTGATGATTGTATCCTTTCTCCTATGAACTGGCCTTTAAAGTCTCCGTATTCGTCTAGGTATACCCCGTTAAATCCTAGTCCGCGCATGGCATCTGCGTTGTCTGAGCCAAATAAGCGTATTTTTGCCCCGTTGACCAGTTCGACTGTTAGATCGCTCTCATTGGTGCTTTTACTTACGGGTTGGGCATAGAACTTTAGGTAATCCCACGCCACAGACTTGGCTTGACTTCTGAACGGGGCTATATAGGCATACTGTGCTCTCACCCCACCCTCGGTCAATGCTCTGCGTATCAGGTCATTGATAGCTGCGACTGTCTTACCCGCCCTTCGGTGTGCCACCAAACAAGACCATCTCTCCGTCCTTTGGTGAAAGGGCATGAACGCCTCTCTCGGAGAGTAAGGAATGATTACTTCGCGCCTTCCCACTTGACCACCATTTCGATTGGGCCTTCATCCGCACCCGTTATCTCTGTCCTAGCAAGTTTAGGCACATGGTATTCCACTACGCTTTGGAATAACTCAAATGCCTTTGCAGGGTTGGGTTTTATATCTTGGTCAGGAATGCCATCTGCGACCTTATCTAGCCACTCTGCTAATCTGTGTGCATTACCATCAACAAACAAAGCAATCGCCTCCCTTGCCTGTTGGGTGGTCTTGTTGGGCGTTCCTGATGTGCGCCCTCCTGCCTTCTTTCTACTTTTAACTACTTTAGTTTCCATAGTAATTATTTAGTTATCTTTTCTGCATTGCGTTCAAGTATAGTTAAGTTTTGCTCTTGACCAGGGAACACCACAAAGTTACTTGTCTTTGGTGTGTAAACAGCATCTAGCGCATCTCTTAATTCTTGCTCGGTAGCGTTCTTGTATGCCTTCTTCATGCCATCTAGTGCGTCATCAAGGGAATAGTCGTTGTTCTTAAAGTCTGTGGCTGCGTGAAAGAATGCTGAATCCCCACGATATTTTGTGCCTCTGCTTGCCTCATCCAAGTATTTAACGCCCATAATGCCCATGTCTTTAAGTTGTTGGGCTACTGCGGGTGGAGAGTCATCAAGCCCCTTCATCCTTCGTTCAAATGCTATTTCTTTAAGTATTTGTTCGCCAGTTCCAAAACTTGTGCCGATTTCTTTTTGATATGGGTACAAGATTTTTTGCACTTCGGGACTTTGTTCGCTTAAAGGCTTATCCCAATCTATCATCTTGGGTATCATTTCATCTGGACAATCAGCCTTATACAAATTACCTAAAGGCTCATTTTTAATTTTTTTGCCAATGTAACTAGCGGCTTCATTAACCATTTGCGTATGACGATCTAAGTCCATCTTAGCCATGTCGTAATCAGAAACGCCAGGCAACACTTCTTCTTTGCTTGCAGAAAGCATTTTGTTTTCGAGGGATTTTAACTTTGGTTGCATATCTTCAATGAACTTTTGAGGATTACCGCCTTTATTTACTATTACCTTTAAAACTGGGCTTTCTATTGGGTTTCCATCAACAGTAGTAACAAATTTATCTAAATTTCGATTACCACTTAATGTGTTTCTATATTCTGTTGCTACTTTTGGGTTTTCAGCAACATAAATTCCATAACCATAGGCTTGTGCGCCCTCTCCTGTGCCAATCTTAGACGCATCAAATCGCTCAAAACTGTGCGGTGTGCCGTGGTAAACATCAAGCTGCAATGGCTTTGGCGTAATTTGACCAATGATTGATCTGGTCGGCTGCCCTGTCATTCCTGCGTTGATCTCGTTACCCAATAAACTGAGGTAGCCTTTTACCGCAGGCATTGGGTTGATTGGCGCAAAGCTGCCTATCCTTCCCGCAACATCACCAATTGGTGTGTTTGACTTCAATGGCATTGTTTCTAAATAATGTTCCGTATCAGGATACTTTTGCTGTCCTGTAAACGCTTGGCTAAGAAGTTGTAGCGGTCTGACCATTGGTATTGGTTGGTTCACTACATCGCCAAATAAACCCCGTGTGCCAGCAATACGCCCTCTTAGCACATCCACAGGCACATTGGCACTTGCCGTTATGTCTTGCTGAGACCGATAGGGTTTCATCTGCGGGAATACACCAAAGGCAGGGCTTTGCTCTGCCACCATGCGCTCGATCTCTTGTGGGGTTGGTTGCGATGTACCCAAGGCTTGGGCTAATGCTCTGTAATCAGGCATGAGCGTTTTCCTTCATGTTGATCAGCCCGTTAAGCATCCTTGACTTGGTTTTGTGCCATTCCTGAGAATACGCGCAATTCTTGTAATGCTCAAACTCTGGTATTCCAAAAGTGTAATGCGCGATCTTTGCTTCTTGATCGTCTTCACCCACCAATACATTCCATTCCTCTGGTAACTCACCGATCTGATCGTCTTTGAGCCACTCGAATCTGTGCAGTTCTGAGCCTGTATGGTCATCCACAAAGTCAGGGTCTAACACCTTGTTATCAGGATGCTCACAGTTCCACAGTATCAGGCTCGACCAGTTCTTTCTCGGATAGTTCTCGTTCTTGGTCTCCATCGCTGTGCCGATGTATTTCCTTTTGTGCTTGGTAAAGTAATTGTGCTTAACTACTTGTACCGCCTTGGTGGGGTCAAATAACTTGTCTAGTTCGGCAATGTCAGCAAGCATCAGCATATCGCTTGCATCCATAAATATTGCCCTACCTGTGAAATTGGTGAAGTAAGGGACTAGAAACCGCTGATAGGTGAATGCGTTTGTGCCGTCCCGCTGTGTGCCGTGCAAAGGCGTTATGGCTACTGGTTCGCTGGTTCGCTCAATCAGGCTTTGGCAGAACACATGGTAGCCAATAGCCTCCCTTGGGTCATAACCAGCAAATATCCTGATCATTTCAGCGTCAGTTTGTACAGGGTTGTATCAATCAGCGCCGCTATCTCATCCACGATGTTTTGCAGCTGGGTGTCATCAGGCAAAGCCTCGCGGTTTTTGTAAACGTAATCTTTAATGCTGGTCAGATACTTAACAGGGTCTTTGGCATTGTGGAAGTTCTCAGGAAAATCCTTGATCTTCTCGTAGCACCCTGCGTAAGCCTCGGCATAAGTATCAGCCAGCTCAAGAATCTCGGTGTAGTAAGCCCCCAGCGCCATGTGGACTGCAAACGAATCAGTCGCCAAGTGCATGAAATGTGTCACGGTGCTACTGTGAAACAGCGTGGAAATAAAGTCGGCAACGTCTTTTTTCATATCTACCCTAAAAAAAGCAGGGGTCAATGCCCCTGCGAATGAGACAACTGCGGATCAATTGTAAACGCTGGAATGGGTACGTCAACAGGCCAAGAGTCTTGATCACAAAGTTTTGCAATGGTAGCAATGTGGGCGTGATGCCATTTTCTTTGCCTCTCCTCTTTGCTTAACTCTTTGCCTTGGTCAATCTCATAATGGCATTTAAGGCACAAAGCCGCTACTAAGTTGTCGTCAGCCTTGACCCCTCGACCTTTGCCGCCACCCCAATTGGTGTGCGCCGCCTGCACCATATTGCCTGACCCGCAGGCTTGGCAATCAAGCCCCGCCACCAGCTTTAACAGCTTTTTGCTTCTTACGTATTGGTGTTTTTGGTACAAGTATTGTCTCCAATGTGGTGAATCTGTGCTCGTTAGCGCATTCCAAACGCCGCCTGCGTGTGTTTCCTGTTGAAGTTCTCGTTTCTTTTACGATAGTCCAAGTCCCGCATTCGGGACATTTCATTGGTGCGCCTTGTCCTGCATTCGGTTAGTGGCCTCGCGTGTGCGCCAAATCTCTATGTCAAGCCTTGCCGCCTCAATCTCCCACTTTAGCGTTTCTTCTTTTTCAATTGCCGCCGCCAATCCCCTTAACAACTTGGCATAAATAGGGTCGGCATAAGCTTCACGTTCTTGGGCGTTTGCCGCCTCAAAGCCCATTTCTAGGGCATCTTTCATTAACAAGGCTTTTTGGCTTTTGCGAAATTCCTCAAGGTACACCCTTTGGGCTTTTGCTTCACCGTAAGCTGGCGCTTTGTCTCGGATGGCTTGCGCCGCTTCTTCGGGTTTCACTTTAATACTCCAATCATGCGTAGAGCCGCGTCAGGGCTATCAATCCTTGCCAAGGTACTTCCACCCCAACTTTCAAAAAAGTCTTGTTGTAGGGCTGTTAAACGCTTTCTAGCGTCTGTTTTGATCTCCACCAAGAACGTATGACCTTTGTAGCCAACCAGCAAGTCAACCGGCAGGCTAATGATCCACACATTAGCGCCAGCAGCTCGCAAGGCAACCACGATTTGATCTTGGTTTGCGTCCACACGTTTAGCGTGTCTCATTCATTCGCTTTCTTAGATCAACGGCGGCTGCTAATCCACGGCGTTTTTCTATGTCTAAGTAAACCTGTGACCACCATGCCGATGCTTTGATTTTCCCAAGGTCTCTCACTTTCTTGCGGTATCTCTGCACCCACTCCCGCGCTTCCATCGTCCTCATAGTCTCCAGTAGCTCTAAGCGCTGCTGTGGTGTCAGCGTAGCTAAGTTGGCGGGTTTCTTTGTGCTGGTCGAGGAGTCGGTTTGCTTCAATTTGGTCATTCATACTAACTCCAAATTTCTTTTGGGGTAAGGTTTTAGTAAATGGCTAATTGCTTGTAAATGTGTTTTTTGGGTGTTTTTGTTGCCTCTAAAAACAAAATATCGACCTTTGCTGTGCTGTTTAACTTTTTGAACTGTTGGAAAATGTTTTTGAATGTTTTCAAATTGAGTATTTCCACAAACAGCCCTTATGCTTCTTGATGTCCAAATTTTGCCGTTAATCAACCAACCATCACGATCTAACTTTCGACTTTTGACATTTAGGTTTCCATCACGCATTGAGCCAACATAGTGAAACCCGCAAGCCTGATAAATTGTTCCAAATTCACCCGCTGCCTCATCAATAGTTGATGTAACAACTTCATATTTTTCAGGCAGCATTTTCATACTTTGACGTATTAATTTACTGGCGCTGTGTGGGTGCGCCCAATGCACACAAGCCCCTCGGCTTAACAAAATCATTTTCCCCTCAAATCCATATTTGCTCCAATCTGCGCCAGCCAAACCTTTTTCTCGCGTAATTTTTCCAAGATTTTCAGAATACTCAGGCCCATAGCAAACAACTCCAGCGCAGAAGTTTTCAAAAAAGATTCCATAGCAATGCCAAACAACTGCTGGCATACATCCAAGCCATTCGTAATCTTTTATGATTTTTTCAGCCATTTGGTATGAAACTTGGCGAACTTCTGCTTTTTTTATGTCCACATCAATCTCTTGCCACCAATTACCCAAAAGGTCAGCATCGGTATTTTCTTGCCGCCTTTTTTCTCTAATCTGTTTTTGCCAAGCAACAGAATTATCAAGCAACAAATTCATCAAAACACCTCCTCATCATCTTGCCAATGCTTAACAGGTCGAACATTCTTAAAAATTTCTTTTAAATCGGGCGCTTTGTAATCTTCTTTTTGCCATTGGTGCTTAGAACACTTGGGCTTTTCTCCATCCATATGGACTGACCAGCGGTTTTGGCAACCGTGGACTGAGCACATGAGGCGCTGAATGTCATCAAAAGAATCATCTTTCTGCTGAGTAAATTTAGTGATTGCCATGATATTTTCCCTCTACGATTTTTGCAAAATTGCTTGGTTTAAGAATCCACTCTAAATCGGCAACAAAAGCCCGACCATCCTTGCTGTTGACCCTGCCGGTCAAAAATCTTGATTTGCCAACAGATTGGAAAAACTCAGCCCACCAGTTAAGCACATCACCAACTTCGATTGCTTTTTCCTGTGCAAGCTCAGCAGCTACCTCTCGCCATCGCTGTCTAAGGTAACCAGCTCGGGTTTCGTTCCAAACCTCCACCCTCCGCATTGTGGGCAAGTTTTCGTGGTACAGCTCAATCACGGCTTTGTGGTTGCATTCGGGTAATTTTTTAATTGGCGCAGGCTCAAGTTCACCGTTAGGTGGACATATAGATGGTTTTATTTGGTTATTGGTTATTGGTTTATGGTTATTGGTTAGTTGAACGTCCGTTGAACGTGCGCTCATCCTGCGTTTAGCAGATGCTTTACCAGCTCTTGATGCCTGATCAATTTTGCTGTGGAAATGCTTAATTTCTTTGTCTGCTCGATGGTTTATCCACCCATCATCTGACAAATGAAAAAACTCCTCAAGCACAGATTTAACCTCATTCTCATGGTCACGCATACCAATCTGCCGCGCAACAGACGCTATACCGCTGTTCAACGGTCGTTCATGTAAATAATAAAGATCAAGAAGTCGGCGATAAGCCAAATCTTCCATTAAATCAAGATGCTTTGTGTGACTTAGATAGTCACCAATATTGAACTGGTAGTAGTGCATACAAACCTTACTTCATCGGTCATCTTCACATGAGAAACATTGGCAGGACGGTGAAGAATCGTCTTTTCGGGAGCTACCCTAGCCACGTTTCAAAAAATCATAGCACAAACCACTCAGGACGCAAGTCTCTAAGCTGGCGCATCCTTAACTCAGGCACGTTTTTCCACATAGAAACTGCAGCCCTAGAAATCTTCAATAGCCTAGCAAGCTCACTTTGTGAGCCTGCCAACTGGATAATCTGTTCTTTTGTCATACTGAAATTGTAAAGGCAAATTAACAAATAAGCGACATTAGGGAAAACACCTATAAAAATATCTTGATGTATTGTTAATTTCGCTTAACAATGCACCCATGCCCCAGCAATTTCGCACAGGGTCTTTTAGGAGAAATTATGTTTGAAATAGAAAAATACAAAAAACCCACCGATTGGTTTCAAGTCGCCATGTGGATCGTATCGGTTGCCGCCATCGTGGTGGTTGCTCTCGACATATTTGTTTGGAGAGCATGATGTTAGATGACGGCGATGAGGGTGAATTTATCACCTATTTAATTTGGGATGAAGTAACCGTTAAATGGTCTTGGTCTGAGGGTGACGATTGGGAAACAGATGGTTACTTTGACATTTTTGTTTACAAAGATGGCTTAGACATTACTTACGACATTCCCAAACTTCATTTTAAATGGATTGAAGAAGAAGTCAAAAAACAAGCAGGCTATGAGCCACCAAGCCATCAGCGTGTTGCATCTGCTATTAACGGCTATTTCAACAAAACTTTTTAAGGATACCCATGAAATACGCACTTTTACTCTTGGTGCTGGTCGGCTGCGCCAGCGAACCAAAGATGACCGAACAGCAGCTCATCATGGATAAACAAATCCAAGCAATGGGCAGAAATGAAGTCATCGATGCTGTTAAGCAATGCGAAACATCAGGACTTCGTGCCATCACAATTTATGGCAAACGCAAGATCAATGGCTATACCGCAGAGACCATCGTAGATGTGACCTGTGGCCCTAAATGGTATTACTAAAGGAAAAATCATGGAAACACCAATCGG